GCGCATTGTCATAAGCAATTGCAGAGCCTTCGTTCTTGACTGGAGCAGCCGAGAAACCCGACAGTTTTGTTTCTTCTTCGAACGAACGCTCGGAAGTCTCAGTTTCGTAGATTTCCTTGTGCTCTTCGCCGTAACGTGCGTACTCCAGACCGAACAAAGCGTTCAGACCGGGGAGCAGTTCTTTAAGTAGTTGTGCGCGTGAAATAGCCATTATTCAGCTCCCTTATACGTTGGCAGTGCCGGTTGGGTTGTAATACGAATGCCCGCCGTTGTACGCCACGACGTTAGGAGCACCTTCCGTCAGAGTGATGTACGGCATGTTCCATTTAACGATAACTTCACTGTAGTTACCGCTGGAATCAACACTCTCCTCGACCAGACCGACTACTCGGAACGGCAGAGTAAAGGCTGTGTTCGAGCCGGAATCGTAAGCACCGATATTCGAATTACCCGAAATAGTGGTGTTAGTCGAAGGCTGCGAAATTGCCAGATTGTTACCAAGAATGGTGTTATCCACTGGGGTAATGGTGGTCGAAGTTGCACCGCCAGTTACCGCGACTTGGAACAATGCATCAGGATCGTCAACAACGTACGCCATGATGTCCGAAGCAACAACGCTGCCCGGATACGAGTTAGCAAACAGCTTTTGGCCGGTAGCTGGGTTCGTATAAGTCACACCAACAAAGACGCCAATAACACCGGTCGCCGAGACAGTGGTAGTACCAGTCTCTTTGACAATGAAACCAGACGACAGGCGAACAATGTCGCCATTGTTAATAGCACCAGCAGTATTGCTGGCAATTGGTAGTTCACGGGTTTGGCCCGCAAAGACCTGACCGCCGATCAAATTGATCGGACGTAGGCCGTAAGGGGCGCTTACAGTAGGATAAGCCATGATTTAACTCCAAAAAATTATTTACCAGAGCCAAAGGACGTTGACGACTTCTTCTCATTGAAGAGAGGCATACGCGGATCACTTTGGCGCATGAGGTTGTTGTCTACAGCAGTCATCTGGTCGTTTGCTTGCTTCTGGTAATGCGCATTGCGCTGTTCCACAAACTCGACCGGGGTCTTGCACAACATCAACCCACCAATCACAACGGTATCTTTACTAGCTCCGTCGGAGTCCAAATGCAAATACAGTTCAGGATGTTCAGATGCCTTTACAGGCTCCCAACCTTCACGTCGTTTCGCAGAGAGATTAATAGGGTCTGGCGAGTTCAGTGTTGCAACACGAACCCAACGAAACGCATAACCCGGCTCAGGATTTGGCGTCGGCAAAAGTTCGGGGGGTGCCCACGATGCCTTACGTTGACCTTTGGCGCGGTTTTCGAGCTCACGGCTCAAGCGTGTTTCACTAACCATTATCTATTCTCCTGTTGTTCAGCAACCTTTTTGGCGTAAAGTTCCAGAGGTACACCTAAACGTTTCGCAATTGCTACCTGCGAAGCACTTAACTTTACCTTCTTGGGCGACGTGCTACGTGTAGCTGGTGCTACAACAGTAGCCGGTTTGGCACGGGGCGCAGCCTGCTGAGCGGGCTCTTCCTCGGGATCATCCTGATCTTCTTGGCTCCTGAAATAATCAGGGAAGGTGTTGCGCAAACGAGCATCAAGCTTCTGATAATACTCGTCTGTTCCTGCATAATTTTGTCCGTACTGTCTAACAAGGGCGGAGTGCACGCCAAGGGCGGTCGCGCTCATAACAGTATGGTCTTCATTACTTTCGTCCCCGTACCAAGGATTTGCAGACATCCATTGCTGGAGTCGGTCGTTGGAAGGCTGGGGCCTTTGAGGTGGACTATACTCGGGTTTTTCTTGTACTTCAATAGGTCTAAGGTTTTCAGCCTTGTCAAGCTTTAAGGTCGCTGCTGCAATCTTAGCCTGAGCATCCGCCACGGCATCAACATCACCTTGCTCATAGGCATCTTTATAGTGCTTCTTGGCCTGTTCTAGCTCCAGCTGTGCAGTCGATTTACCCTGCTCAATAAATATCTTGGAGCCTTCGGACAACTGCTGCTGGAGGCGTTTGTTCTCCTCAAAGACCTGTTTAGCAAAATCCTCAGCTGCTTGCCGCTCACGCAGGGCTTCTTCCTTAGCACGGCGCTCGTCGTGGTAGCCTTTTGTAAACTTTTTAAGCCGCTTCTGAACCTTTTCGTCATACGAATTAAGTTCATCATCCGTCACATCCTCTGGCGGTTCGGCCATTGGCTTGCGGCCACGGTCCTGTGGCGGGGTATCGTCAACGATCTCAAGGTCAAATTCTGAGTCGTCAGCCGCTGCTTTGTTAACTTTTTCCTCGGGTGGGGCCTTAGTGCCTACCTCATCCGGGAACTCAAACTCTGTAAGTTCCATCTTATTAGCCATTGCTTACTCCTTATTTAAATGCAACCGAAAAAACGTTCGGTGTGTTTGTTGGACTTTCTCCAGTTCCAACTAGCAGGGACAACCTGCAAATTAGTCGCAGCAGAAGTTCCACCTCGTGATACAGGGATAATATGGTCTACGTGCCATACCCCTCCCGTTACGCTTTTACGTAATACCGCCAGCTCCGCCGCCTGAATAAATACAAACCGATCAAAGTCAGTGGCTTCTTTAAATAACGCCCTGCGTAAAGACCTAGACGCCGCAAAATAAGGTTTATTTGCATCCGCCCATTTCTTTCTAGCTACAAGCCGCGCAGAAGATACAGGCTTTAAACTACGTTTGGCCTCTACAACCGCACGTTTACCTGACGCTACATACGTAGCCTCGTGGCGTTTCCGCGCTTGTCTACCCTTATCACTATCCTCATACCGTTTGCGGGCTTCTTTCTGCGCTTCACTACGCACGTGTAATCCCCCTTGGGTCTTGGACAACTGCCTCAACCGTATCGTCGTTAATCAGCCGGAATTCCCGACCGTGAATCTTCAAGCGGGTGCCTGAATTGGGGCGGGCCAGAACGAAGTCACCTTCTTTGCACCAAGGACCGGTGGGGAACTTCTCCGTGTCTTTATAGCAATCTGGACCCAGCTTAACTACGAAGAACACCGTTGCCAGTACTTCCTCGAACCGACGGGTTTCATCCGCCTTAATCAAGCCGCTGTCATATGCTTCTTCTGCTTCAGGAAGCGCCACAAGGATGTGGTATCCCGAGGGTTCAGGCAGTTGCTTCGCTTTATCCTCTGCGGTTTTGTCCATGATTGCGGACAGGTCTACAGCTTTAGATAAGTCAACAGCACTATTCATCAGATTTCTCCAGTCTTTGCACGAGGTCTTCTAGGATTTCCGTAGCCAGTGCTAGACCCCGGATGACTCCGGCTACGTGTTTGTATTCTTCAAGACTGCTTGCTTTGCCTTCGGCAAGAAACTCAATACGTGACTTCTGCTCTTCGGTGAACTTAGTTTTTAAGTACCCAAGGACGGTTTCCTCTTTCATTTATTTCTTCTCCTTTGGCCTTTGCGCCGCTGGTTGTTGACGGTTTGATTCGCGCCGATCTTTAGCTGCTTGTATACCGAGCTTCACACCTTCTGCTTGCATGCGAGACTCCAACTCGTTTCTGGCCTGTGTAGTCTTTGCACCTACCTGCATACCAGCGATCTTCTCTTGTGCTGCGATGCGAGCCTGTTCGACTTGTAGTTGCTGCTGTTTGAGTTGCGCATCGACCATGTCTTTCTGCATCTTGCGCTGAATCTCCTGCTGCTTGAGCTGAAGCTCTTGCATTTGCATCTGGACAACTGGGTCTTGCGCTGCTTGTTGAGCCTGCTCTTGTGCTGCTCCCTGCTGGTTTTGCATGAGTAGGCGTTGTGCTGCTTGAGCCGACATCTGAGCCACTTGTGCTGCAATCTCCGGAGGCATATTTTTGTTCTGCTCTTCGGTTGGCAACGTAACACCCAGCGTCTTCTCAATATCTTTGCGGTACTGGAAGCCCAAGTGCTCGTTAATATGTGCCATGCCCGCAGACATAATTGCATCTGCCATCGGATTACCCTGCATCATCTGCTGCAACTTAGGGTCTTGGACAGCTGCCATGTGTACAGCAATGTGAGCCTCGTGGTCCTGCTCAATGAATGCTTTGACCGGCTTACCCTTCAGGATGTTTTGATTCTCCGTGACGGGATCAACTGGTGTCTGGTCATCTTCTGTAGGCACAAGCTTAGCTGCGTTCTTTACACCCAACACCTCGATCATCTGGCGGTGCAGTAGTGGGAGGTCATACAGTTGTGGTGCTTGTTGAGCGAGTTGAATCACCGCCTGATATTGCACAATCTTCTGCGCCATAGTGGCCGCGTTTGGGTCGGACACAGGGATGATGTCTACGTGGTCGTAGTCGCTACGCTTAACTGCGCGAGTGCCTTCCATCGGTTGGTAGTCGTACTCAGCTGGTGTGTAGTCAGCAATGATGGACTTCAACAGCTTAAACTCAATACGCATTGCATAGTGCAGTCGTGCTTGAACTGCTGTGCTGATCTTCAAGGTGCGCTCAAGAATAGCAAGTGTAGTACCCACTGGAGCCTGAGTGCTCATGTCGCTGACGTTGATGTCACCAGCAGACGCAAAGCTACGACCTTCTTGAATGATCTGGTTAAGCAGTTGGAACAGAGTCTGGCTTGGCTCTTTATATGGCAGAGGCAGGATGTTGTCTCGTATGGTGCCTGACGCCACATCCACGTCACGGAATTCACCCGGACTAATTGGCGTATCGTCACCCTTGATACGCAAGCCTTTGGATTTCATACCACCCGGCAGGTTACTTAGTGTGCCTGCATCAACCAACTGACGCATGATGGAAGTCGCAGCTTTTGCGTAACCACCGATCAGGTGAATAAAACCAAATCCATAAAATCCAAAACCGGGAACGTAGACATAATGGACAAAGTGGTTGCGCTTTAATTTCAGCACATCATCCTCGTACCAGTTCCGGCGAATAGACAGAATAATACCGGTGCCCTTCTCTATAGTGACGACGTAAGGCAATGCTATACCTGTGGGGTCGCCATCTTTATCCTTGTCCTCATAGCCCGGCAAGTCCAACTCGACGTGCATCTCCAAGAGACGGAACCGATCATCTATATTGCCGGTGTAACCTTGCTCACGTTCCTTTTCTTTCTCGATGTCGTCTAAGACGTTCTGTGGCTCACCCAAGTCCACGTCACGATAAAAGCCAGCGACTTGCAGCTTTCTCACCTCGTTGGGGGTCTTACGCATCACGTGAGTTACACGCTCCGCAGTCTCCAGAGATGACGCGCCATACGGCACAATCATGTCTTCAGCGGGAATAAACATCGCAACTTGACGGCCAAGCGATGGGTCGTAGTAGACCTTCTTAAATGCAGAGCCTGCCAATGGTAGTGAGAACAGCATCTTCTCGTGCTCTGGGCGGTATTCCACCATCTCTTCAGTCAGCTTGTAGTTCATGTCTTCACGAACCCGTGCTGCTGCTTCTTCCTTCAGTTTGTCGATTGCACCGACGATTTGAGTCTTAACAGGGCCCATGGCTGGGAACGTCTCAACAATAGCCTCGGACTGGAACCGCACGACTGCCTCGGTCAGCATCGGATGGAACACACCACATGCGCCAGACCACGGCTCACTGCGCTCTTCTGTCTTCAAACCCAGCAGTTTTAAGCCTTTGACGTAGGAGTCAACCCAGTCTTTGCGGGAGTCTTGGTCTGAAGTAAAGTCGGCAATAAGTTCGCTGCCCAAGCCTTGAAGCTCGCCGTCGTCCATGTATTCTGCGAGGTTGGCGTCAAATGCGTCCGGGCCTTCCTCTTCTTTCTCAATGTCTATCTCCACGCCGTCGGCACGGATGTGGACCGCTTCTGGGTCCTCGATCTCAATTTCCAAATCAGGTTCTGCCGCCGCTGCTTCAGCTATGCCGAGAGGCGCTGCGTACAGCCCTTTATCTATGTCTGCCATGATTTTTCCTATACGTTGTAGTAGCCAGCATTGCGCTGTGATTTAAACCACTTAATTTCTTCCGGCTCATCCGATGGTAGCCGTATGAAGCCCCCTGCACGGAACCTCATCAACGCAAGTGTCGTCGCATCAACTAAGTCATCATGCTCGCCAGATGGGAAGCTTGCTATCTCATCCACCAACTCCTCAGCCCAGCGAGTCTCTGGCACCCATACCTTGCCTGATGCTATTAAGTCCGACACCGAGTTCAACCTCGTTATCTTGTCATTGCCTTTGCTGGGTGTGTACTCCTGCACCGGTATACCCATCGCCCGGAACTCGTAGATCAGTGGCGCACCCGTCGCCTTCTTCTCTATTAATACCCCGTCCGGCTCCCACTCTTGGTAATGCCGGAACGCCGTCTCCTTCAGCTCGATCCACTCCATGCGCTCTTTGAACGCGTTAAGTAAGATGATGTTAGCCTGCCCGTGGTCTTCATCGTTATAGAAGATACCCCATGTAGTACAGGCGCTATAGTCAGCGCGGCTGTTCTTTTCAAACGCAGTATCCCACGTTTGGAGAATGTAATCACACTGCGGTGGGCGCTCACCTTCCCAGACTTTCCACCATTCCCGCTTAACGATCGCGCTTGAGTCCGATGTCGGCTGCTGCTGGTACTGCGCCATCCACTTACTATTAGGCAGTTCCGTGTGCAGGGCTTCCAACTCTTCCTTGGACCAAAACTCAGGCCACAGCTGGTTGCCACTTGGCAAAAGTGCAGGAAACTCAATGACTTCCCACTCGTCCCCGCCCCTAGACGCCGCGCTTTTTATCACCTGCCCCGTCAAATCCCGCAAGGACCAGCGAGTCATCACAATTACAATAGCTCCACCCGGCTGGAGTCGCTGACGTGGACCGGATGTGTACCACTCATACACCTTGTCGTAGATATCGGGGTTCACCTGCGCCAGCGCAGCTTCCTGTTCCGAGTGCGGATCGTCAATTATCAGCACATCAGCGCCCTTACCGGTCACCGCACCGCCCACACCGATAGCGAAGTAGTCGCCACCCTTACTAGTATTCCACCGACCCGCCGCTTTTGAGTCCGCAGACAGGGATAAGTTGGGAAAAATGCTCCGGTAGACCTCAGAATCCACCAAATTTCGCACTTTTCGACCAAAACCCACCGCCAATTCCGCCGTATGTGACGCTTGGATCACTTTTTTGTGAGGGAACTTGCCCAAAAACCATGCTGGCAGCAGATATGAGGCGAATTCGGACTTGGTGTGCCGTGGTGGCATGTTGATGATAAGCCTTTTGCAGGTTCCATTAGCCACTCGTTCAAACGCTTCAGCCATTCTCGCATGGTGCCTCCCCGCAATGAAGGTCGGCCAGACCGCCTCGACGAACTTAATGAACTTATCCTGCTGCAACTCCTTGGCTTTCATCGCCTCCAGCGTATCCAGCTCGAACAACACCTGCCGCATCTCCTGTTCTGTCAGGTTAGGCAGCACTTTCAACAGGTCGGTCAGGGCGACATTACTCACTTGGCTCGTCGTCATCCTCTTCCTCGCCATCAAACAAGTCTTCGAGCAGTGGTGTCGCGCTTGGTTCTGGGTCCGCTACGCCCAACTCAACGTCCAAGCTGTCCGTAATGGGCGTCACATCAATCACGTTGGAGTTCAGCAGGCGCTTGATCCGCTCTTTAATAGCATCTTCCAACGAGTCCGAAGTCTTGTGGTTAATAGTGATCTCGCTGCGCTCAGTAAAGATACCCACATCGCTGTGCTTACCTAGCAATTCCAAGGCTTTTAGTTCGTAGCGCGGGTCGCCGCAGTTGGCAATTTCCATCAGTTTGGCCGTAATAGCGCTTCGCACCTCGTTGGCGTCGGCTGCAACTTGGTTGGCGTATGACTTCAAGAACAAAGCGGCGGCGCTTGCCGTACTGGGATTTTTTAGCGCTCTGGATGCGGTGCTGCGGTTGTGATGCTCTGTTAGGTTTTTGAAGGCATCGATGTCGTCTGGGCTTACTTCAATAGTTGCACCCAGCTGGGATAGCAAATCTGCCGTGTTGGCAGCGACGGTTACCTCGTCCTTGAAAGTAGCAGGACGCTCTGGGCTGGTGTCGTAGGGGACCGGGTGGTCCTTTGTGGGTTCCAGATTAATCATTTTGCACCGTGAGACGGGAGTTGCGAAGTATATACCACTAATTAAGAAGGAGGTAAAGATACTCTTGACGGGGGGTGTTCCTAACGAAGTAAAAATAAACGTAGTCTAGAAAAGCGAAGGGGGTGGGGGTAATGTATAAATTTTTGCACTTTGTGTGCACGTTGTGAGGGATATGTACACATTTTTGTATTTTATATACATGTTGCTAAATTAGTTACAGAGTTGTGAAG